GACCAATCTTACCGCGTGATGACAAATCTTTATCGGTGATGTAATAAATTATACCAATGCCAACCTCATTATCTTCATCATCAATCTCTGGTTCATATGTTTCAGAGATTTTCAGTATTGTTTTCCGTTGTTGTTGTATAATTTTATTGAGTTTGTCAATCTCACCATCCTTTGTAGAAACAAGTGCGGACATTTTTTCAAATTGTTCACTTGATACTGTGTGTGTTGTTATTTCTTGGCGTTCATAGTCTTCCTTGAGAACAAACTCCTTAAAAGATTTTAACATTTCACAACCACACTCAACTTTCTTGTGTCGAGAAGCATTGCCAGGGTTACTTGTTTCATACCCGCAACCGCAAATGTAATATGGAATGTTGTAGTTCTTCATTTATGTATAAACTGAAACACAACTAAGTTAATATTACAGTTTTGTCGATATAAAGCAAATGACAATTACATGGAATCAATGTTTGGGTTGTCTGTAATGATTGCTGCAACTCCATATCCCAAAAGTCGGCGTATGTCATCAATGTTGTTCACCGTATAGGCATATACTTTGATGCCAAGATTGGTGGCATAATCTACAACTTGTTGAGAAATTGTATGATGGTGAAGCACGGCATGTGAGCACCCTAATTCTTTGCAATTACGTATGGCACGTTTTGGTCGCAATAGTGAAATCAACCCAGTGAGAATGTTGTCATCAAGTTTGCGAATAGTTTTTATTTCCTCCCAATCGAAAGATGTGACAAGGATTTTATCATACGGTATGCCTGACTCAAGTATGGCATCTACTACGAGTTGTGAGGTATTCCGTGTCTTTATTTCAATGTCATAAGTAAAATCAGCTCCAAATTCTGCCAGCACTTGATCCAAGGATGGTATTTTTTCAGCGGATTCTCGTATTGTTAGTTTTTGTATCTGGTCCCACGTGTGGTCTTCCACCCTTCCGGATGCGTTGGTTGTGCGGTCCAGGGTGTTGTCGTGAATTACGATGGGTATGTTGTCCTTTGTTTTCCGCACATCAAACTCAATGAATTTGTTTGACTTGCGGAACGCCAGCAGCGTGTTCTCTGGAAACTTTGCAGAGAATCCGCGATGACTGATGATCATATTGATAGAAAATGTTTTTTTGTTGTTTGACCCAGGTGTCATATCGACAAAAAGAGCATAAAAAGACATCACAGTTTCCATACTTCAAAAAAATAAAGATGCATGTTTTTCCCACAGACTGGCGGTCTGGCGATACTGAAGGTGATCAATTCCGTATTAATTTATTTGGAAAGACTCCTGAAGGTCAGACCGCCTGCATTCGTATCCGGTTCACACCAGTGTTCTTGCTTGAGATGCCTGCGGCGTGGAGTCCTTCCAGGCAGAAGCTCTTCATCACGGAGACCGCCATCAAATATGGTGCCATCAAAGATATGTGCCTTCCCGTGAAGAAGAAGTCGATGTGGGGCTTTGACGGCGGCGTTATGCGGAACTTGGCACAGTTTGCTTTTCCAACTCTCGAAAAGATGAAGAAGGCCAAGTATGGTCTGAAGCGGGATTATCAGATTTACGAATCAAATGTTGACCCCATCGTCCGTCTCTTCCATATCAGGAAGATCAACCCAGCTGGCTGGGTTCAAATTAAGCAGTCTTATCCAGTCATGACCCGCATTTCGCGGTCGGACATTGAGGTAGACTGCAACTTTACAACTGTGTGTGGCAGTGAGCTAACAACTCCTCCACCACTTGTGATTGCCAGTTGGGATATTGAGACATACTCGAAGGAGCGCAAGTTTCCTCTGTCTTCCAACCCAACTGACTACGTCACGCAGATCGCAACATCGTTCCAGCGATATGGTGAGGAAGAACCGTATCGCAGGGTTGTTGTGTGTTTCAAGGACACAGGCAAGGTTGATGGTGTGGAAATTGTGAGTTGTTCCGAGGAGCAGGATATGATAAATGCTTGGATGACCATTGTGTCTGAAGAAAAGACGGACGTTCTCATTGGATACAATGTGTTTCAATGTGAGTATGTTATATAATACAATTTGTTATTTCTTGTAGGTGTTCTATTGCTTTCTTAACATTGTCTTCGAAAGAAGATTGATGAAAATAGCGTCTGTATGTCCCGCCTTGAGTCTTTTTGAAACTTATCATCACCGCATCATTGCCAAGAGAACGGCATCTGTTTATGTGTAGAGGCAAATTGGTATCTTTAGTATTTTTTATATACCAAATGGGAACATTTCCTGTCTCTCTATACACAATAGCTGCTTCTTTCTTTTCTTCATTGGTGTGTTTTCTAGAAGTAAAATACTTCAACACGCCTTCATGACGAGCTTGATACCCTCCACTTGAAAGACTAACTCCCGTGGGCAGGTGAAAACCACCTTTACGACTTGATGAGGACATTTTATTGATAGTATCAATATTATGTTTGGGAGTTATACCTCCTTTGGTTAAATTATATCCAGAGGGTACCAAAGTACCCATTTCCTTGATCAACAGACCCTCATCAAAGCCCAGGTCTTCATTGGGACATTCATAAAAGTCTATCTCAAAACCAGAGATTGTCTTGTTTTTTTCATCCCAATGTCCATATAGTTTTATTGCATTATGTATTGCTCTGCAATTTCCTCCTTTACAGTGTTGTTTAAATCTTTGCCATACATGTTTTTTAGTAGTTTGGCCAACATAGCTCTTGCCAGAAGGACTGGTTAGCATATAAATCCAACCCATGCTACAAAAGACTAACAGATTATTTAAATTGTTTCTCCTTCATGCAGATGATTGGAAGTATGTGTCTGGCAGGGCGCAGATGCTGGTGGACGATGCTTCTGCAGATGATACAGTGTTTGTAGATACTCTTGGTCGTCTGCTTGAGGGCGGGGGTGCTGTTGTAGAGCGCGAGCTTGCCAGCAACGCATTCGGTCAGAACTTCTTTTACTATCTTGACACTCCTGGCGTCATTCAGCTGGACCTCCTCCAGTGGATGCGGAAGAACCGAAACTTGGAGAGTTACAGGTGAGCAGTCACAAATAGTACCAATAAAATGTATCTCTTGATTTGCCTGTTTTGAGATAGTATGGTAGATTTTTAGGCCCTCCGCTTTGAATAGCTTTGGATACTGATTCGTATGAGTCAATATAAAAACCATTGGCATCTAGTTTGACAACTGGTCTTCTTGAGGCAAGGACTTTATCTCTCCAAGGGTTGAAATGTGGAGACTCAAAGCGGTCTTTAGCCTTGTTGCTAAGTTTTTGTCTATGTTCTTCTGTTTTTGGAAGATGATTAAACAAATTCAAAGCAACAATGCTATTTGGGTGAGCAAACTTCCTTCCATATTGAGGATTTTTCTCCCCAACCCAGTCTCCATTCTTCTTTTTAAAAGAAGACACCCCTGTGGAAATTTTGTTCCTTGTTTCTTGTGAAAGAATAGTTTGTCTCCCACCGCCGGTTTTTAGATTATACCCATATGGATATAAAGTTCTGTACGCGGATATGAATGCAGTTTCATACATATCCAAAAGGTTGTTATCAATTTCAAGAATGATTTCTACTCGGACCTGAGATCCGTACTTCTTGATAGCATTCCTTATGTATGGACATCCAGAGCTATTTGAGTTGAAGTGTTGCCTAAGTCTTCTTTTCAAATTTATAGTCTGCCCTATGTATGCCTTTCCAGATGGAGACATTAATTTATATATGAAACCCATTCTGACATAATATCCCCTTTTTCTTTAAATTGTTTGCAGTTTAAACAACGTGTCCAAGCTGTATCTTGGCGATCAGAAGGATGACCTTCCCGCCATGAAGATCTTTGAGAAGTTCGAGGGCGGACCTGAAGATCGTGCGGTGATTGCCAAGTATGCTGCTCAGGATACTCTGCTTCCTCTGAAGCTTTTGTCCAAGCTTGCCATCTTTGAGGACATCACAGAGATGGCGAACGCGGTGAAGGTTCCAGTTGACTGGATTGGGTTCCGCGGGCAACAGGTTCGCGCATTTTCATGTCTCTTTGGCAAGGCTCGCGAGATGAACTACGCAATTCCTGATGACAAGGCATGGGCTGCTGAAGGCAAATTCGAGGGAGCTACTGTGTTGGAACCAAAGAAGGGAGCCTACTTCACACCTATCGCGGCGCTTGACTTTGCTAGCCTCTATCCGAGCATCATTAGGTGAGTTTAATCTTAGATTTTGTTTGTTGTTCTTTTTTTGAGATATCAGCATTCTTTCTTTGTCTGATTAACTTGTCCAACAATGCTATCTTAGCCAAGTCTTGTATGTCCCAAGCAGACTTATACTCAATAGCTTCCTCAATCGTCCGTAGATGTTTTATTCTCCGTGGTTTATTACTCAACTTTACTCCATAACCAACTGGGCTTTTAACAATACCACTTGACATTGTCCTATCTATGACATTGCTTAAGATGTATTCTGGTTCACAAGTAGGAACTCCTATACATTTGTCATAATAGGAATATGCTGCCATAAGATTATATTCCTGTGTGTATGAAGGTGTTTGAAAATATTTCCTATTATGACCTGGAATACTGACAACAAGCCACTTCTAGCTCTGACTCGTGTGATATACATTGGCAATGTATCAGGCCCTTTTCTTGATGATGAACATCTTTCTCTTATCTCTTTACTGCGAGAATAACCACTCAATCCACCCGTGTCCTTATTATAACCATTAGGTTCCAAACATTTTAGAGTTTGGATAAATTTACGTTCATACATTTCTGCATGTTTTTTAGAACACATCATTAGAGTTTCCACCATGAACTTTTCAAAACCAAAAGTTCTCATATCGGCATACATTTTGCAATCTTTAACATATCTAATGGAATTTGACTTATGCATAGCATACCTTCCTTTTACACCATTTGCATTGCAAGTCATACCAACATATGACTTGCCATTCACAGTATTGGTAATCAAATATACATAGTAAACTTTCATTATACTAACAATATTTTTATTTTTCTTTAAATTGTTTGCAGGGCTCACAACATGTCTCCGGAGACTCTGGTGATGGATGCTCGTTACAAGAACTTGCCTGGTGTTGAATACTACGAGATTGGCACCGGTATTGGCACTTTTCGGTATTCTCAGCAAAGTCAGGGTGTTGTGCCAGCGCTTCTTGACGACCTGGCAAAGTTCAGGAAGAATGCCAAGAAGCTCATGGCGGCAGCGCACAAGGAGGGTGATGATTTCAAGGAGGCTCTGTATGATGCAAGTCAGCGTTCATACAAGGTTGTCATGAACTCGGTGTACGGTTTCCTTGGAGCAAGTAAGGGATTCTTACCCTGTGTTCCAATTGCGGCATCAGTCACGGCAACTGGTCGCAACATGATTGATGTGGCATCTCGTAGGGCAATTGAGCTTCTCCCTGGTTCGGAAGTCATCTATGGCGACACTGATAGTATCATGGTAAAGATGAAACTTCCGGAGGGGAAGAACCAAGAAGACATCAATGACCACTTTGAGGTTGCAAAGTGGTTGGCAAGCGAGATTACAAAGGAGTATCGGGCGCCCAACGATTTGGAGTTTGAGGTGAGATTAAAGAGTTGGAGGTGGGGCAGTTGGTTTATCATCATTAAAAACACATTTACTGTTTACCATTTTTAAGATTTGTTATCAAATAAATTGAATATGCCATAACTAACCAAACTCTATTCTTCTTTCCTTTAAATTGTTTGCAGAAAATTTATTACCCTTACATTTTGTACTCGAAAAAGAGGTATGCGGCAATCAAATATGAGGATCCTGAAGAAAAGGGCAAGGTTGATGTGAAGGGTCTTGCTCTTGTTCGGCGTGATTTCTCGCCTATTACACGAGAGATTCTCAAGGAATCTCTTGATACGATTTTGTTCGCAAAGGACACCCCAACGGCAGTAAAGGATACTCGTGAGAAGATACGCAAGGTTCTTGATAATGAGTATCCTATGGAAAAGTTTGTGATGTCAAAGACTCTCAAGACCGGTTACAAGAATGAGATGCAACCGCATCTGATCGTTGCTAACAAGATCTTTGACCGCACAGGGTTTCCCGTCCCTTCTGGTGCTCGCGTTCCCTTTGTCTATGTTGAGGACAAGGACAACATTGATGCCAAGCAGTCAATGCGAGCAGAAGACCCCAAGTATGCGGTGGATAATGGTCTCATTGTAGACAGGTTATTTTACATCAATCATCAACTACTCAAACCACTAACATCTCTGTTTGAGCCTCTTGTGGACCATCCAGAAAAGGAACTCTTTGGGCA